GGCGTGATGCTCATTTATGGCTCCTCAAAAAAAATATATATCCACTGTAACGGCTGAATCAGAATTTATCACAATGTTTCTCGTTGGTGTGGGATTTGTGTCCTGCTTGTCATAAAAATTACCTGGCCCCCGCTTGCGAATGACAAACCATCCTACGGGAGCCCGCCCTAGCCTATGATCAACCACATTGTCACCGATCGATAGGGCCTGACCTTTTACGATATTAAAATCAAGAATGTCCGCAGTTAATACGGGTCCAAAACCGTCGGCAATATTATCTTGTAGCCGATTCATCTCAACATTCTGAGTATTGAAGGTTTTGAACTTCGCCAGCATCTTAGAAAGATCCCCAAGCGCCAGAATACGGGTAAAAGCTGTTGGAGCTTTGAGCATCGGCAACCGTTGAAGGCATGCCCGCGTCACGATTGTGAGCCATTGCCTCAATGCGAGCCAAAAGAGCCTGTTTTTGAGCCATAAGAACCGATACGTCAGACTCTTCCTTTTGCATCATCTTAATAGCTGCATCGGTAATAATGTATTCAGTCCAACCGCTAACGCCCTGAACCGTGTCGGTATCGCTTACAAGAGTAGTCATTCGAGGAATATAAAACAGTCTAATGGTCTGGCTGATCTGTGGGAGCGGATTTAACCAGAGCTGATCCCCTTGAATGCGATAACGAAGATTAGTAATACCAAAATAAAGTTGAGTATTAGGGACCGCATATTTGTTGCGCTCCGCGAAGGTAAACTCTTTAAGGGTCCACCAGGCATTATTTCCCACTGGAGAGGAGACCTGAACGTCTACCCCTAGAGCCTTGTAAAAGTCAGTTGGAAGGTTAAAGAATTGGTTAACCCCGTCGGTCGTAATGTAAAACGGTGGGGCCACATAGTAATTTTCACCATATGCCCCCACCAAGAGATCGTAGAGTTCAAAATAAGATTGGTTAACGTATGAATTTAGTTCGTCGTCCTTTACGAACGCATTGGTATAATCCCCAGATTGATTAAGCATGTCCGCACGTTGTCGGGCCGCCGTTCTCAATTCTGCCAAACTCATCGTTGTTGCCATTCTTACTCCTCTTCCTCTTCACCCATATGTTCACCCTCTTTGTGAGGTTGAGCATCAAAATAATTAAATGCAGCTTCGAGAGCCTCGGTAAGCAACATCTTATCCTTTTTAGCGATAGCGTCGAGAACGTCTTGAGCGATTTCACCTTTTTCGCTGGATTCCATAGCTCCCTCTTCCATGTCCGGAGCCATCTTGTCCATTGGCTTTTTTGAGCCAAGAGTTCCGATGATGATTTCAGCTAGTGGTTTTTTTGGTTTCATTTGGGTTTACCTTATGGCGAAGTTGAGTCGCCAAAAACAAATTCAAAGTAACCAATCTCTCCCGAAGCTGGATCGGTAGCAGTCCCAGCAGCATTCATCACAATTTGGATAGATGCTGAAGAGGTGCTCGCAGAGTTATCCGCTTTGATATACATGGCAGGAGCAGCAGGAGCAGAAGCGCCGCTGTTGAGTACCATGTTGGCTCCCAATACCTTTACAAAGCTATCTTTTTGAATAGATACGCCTGATCCAGATCCGAAAACAAAAGTGTAAGTTCCCGCGCTGTTACGAGTAACAGAGAGAATACCTTTTGAGTTAGAAGCTGACAGAGTTGGTGCGCCAGTAGCGCCGAAAGTAACTTTAGCAAAAACAGAGGTTACCCGCTTTTCCTGCGTAAGTTGAAATTGATTGTTATAACGATTTGCCATTGTTTTTCCTTCTGTGGTTTGAACACATGGGCGGTTTAATCTTACCCTAAGCCCCCTTCAGGTAAGATAGAGGCCCCCCTGTTAGTAACAGAGGAGCCCCCAAATGTGATTAAGCGGAGAGCTTGATAACGCCGTTGTAAGCAGGAGCATTACAAACAACGTTAGCATAGTAACCTACGCGAAGCTCAGCAGCATCAGCGTTAGACACTCGGAGAACTTCTAGTCCTTCCGCACCATAGGTGAGGATCTGTGGAGCATCGCCGAGGGAAATCATCTTCCAGGTGTCCATCTGAAGCGCATATCCCAATTGAGCAGGGCAGTTACGGTCCTGAAGAACCTTAACAGTCATTCCGCTCATTTGGATTTCGAGGGCTTTGAAACCCACTACTGCGCGATAGTCTTTACCCATCTCAGCCGCAAGCTCAACGATCTGAGCTTTAGAGCCCAGTGCCTTTTGAAGGGCAACGTAAGAGTTAGGGTTGGTGATGAAGTAATCAGGAGCGCCATCGTTGATAGCAATCTGAGTAAGGAAGTCCTGAAGACCTTCTTCGATTGATTGGTTAGACGCATCTTTGCGGTTACCAGCCAAACGAACAGTATCAATAGAACGATCCACTCCGAAGAAGCTATCTCCGGCAGAAGGAGCAGTGAATGGAAGCCATCCAGCAAGTCCTACAATCTTAGCGTTGTTATCGCCCTGAACGAGCAAGTAATCGCTTGCTGCCCATGAAGCAGGTGAACCAGCTGCGCCGCCCAAAGAAGCGGAAACAGTTACAGTTCCTGCAGAACGATCAACAGAGATAACGTATCCGAGAGCAGCACGTGGAGTACCGCCGTCAGTTGCGTTAGCTTGAATTACCATCCCGATTTCAAACTGAACCACGTCCAGTGCTGAAGCCAAAGTGATAACGCCAGTTGAAATAGAGCTGATTTGTCCAATTGAACCTGTTCCAGAGCGGAACAAAGCAGAACCCAAAGAGTTCTTGATTGAACGAATCGCGCCATCAACCTGTACCTTCGCAGCATTTACGAATGCTTGGCGATCGGTACGAGCAGAGAGGAGGGTCTTGTTATCCAAAGTCGCAAGGGAGTAATCGCTTGCGAGAGTAACAAGATACTCGCGGAAAGTTGAAGAGGTCTGGTTAGTTTGAGCAGTGCTGAAGGTTGAGCTTCGGCCCTGAGAAACACCGATCTGCACTGGCTGGGGGTAATACTTACCTCCGGCATCAGTCATCTTCGGCATCATCGCCAGAGTTGGGTTAGTCTTATATACTTCGTTCAGAACTTTCTGATCGTCGTATAGCTCCTTGAGCACGGGGTTTAACGATGTTAAGTCAATATTTGCCACAATAATCTCCTTTAAGATTAAGCAAGTTTAAGAAAAAGAAAAATACACCTGTTTTCCTGATCTCATACTCAGAGGACAAATATTAAAGCGAAAGCGTTTTAAGCTTGACTACATGTTAACTCATTTACTTAAAAGCGCAAGGGCATTGCGTAAACGCTCCGCATCGGTCTTAGGAGCCTTCTTTTCAGTGGGAGAGGTCTGACCATGAAGTTGGCTCGAAAGAGTCTTAGGCGGGCTTTTAGGGGCTGCCTGAGCCTGAGCGTACTTCTTCTTATAAACCGTAGTTTTGGTTACCAAATCCAGCATCTTTTCGACGTCGGATAGCATCTCTTTAGCCACGTCATCAATCTGGAGCACTTCCCCAGTCGCGTTGTAATGCTCGTTGATCTTGTTAAAAACCTGATGCTGCATATCCAAGGCGGTCAGGGCGTCAAAGTCTGGATTGGCCTCTAGATGGGTCCGAATTGCTGAGATAGCCTGTTGATTGGTCTTTTGTGATTCCTGCTCCAGCATCTTGCGCTCATACTCGGCTTTTTGGCGGCGCTCATCTTCGAGCTGAGCCTGGAGAGCTTGGACCTTCTCCTCCACACCCTTAATCATAAGATCAGGGGTCGGCTTTTGATCATTCAAAAGGAATTGAGCGGCATCCTCATAGCTGTATCCGAACGCTTCAAGGGCCTTCAAAGGGTTTTTAGCGTCTTTGATGGCTGCCTGTTGCTCTTTCCACTTGGAAAGCTCGGCCTTTTCAGATTCGACTTGGGCCATTTGCTTTTTAATCTCGATCTCCCGGGCTGATAGGGCCTTACGCTCGCGGTTAAGAGCTGAAAAGCGCTTAGAGAATGACTCCTGGGATTGCGGATCGGCCTTACCGTCTACCTTTGGAGCCGCTTCCTGTGGTGGGGCTATGTCCCCAGCTGTCACGGGCGTTGACGTTACGGTAGGGGTCTCAATTGATTCTGTGCTCATGCTTATTCCTTAAGTCCCCTGTGGTAGGAGCGCAGAAACGGGAGGGGGCTGAGCCACGCCTTGCGCTACGGCTGTACCACCGCCCATCTCTGGACCCATTCCTGGGGCCATTGGAGGAGCTGGCGGCATCGCCTTGATAATCAGTTGTTTGGTTTGGTCATTAAATTGACGGAGAAGCTCAAGTCGATCCTCTTCGACGTTACACACCTTTGCATATGCGTAATAGTCGAGGAATAGCTCTTGGGCCAATGCGAGGTCATCTTCTGGCTCTGGAGCTGTAAACTCGCCATCTTCAATCATCTTATCGAAAAGTGAATGCAGGTAATCTTCCTTGGCATTCTGGAGCGTCTCAATTGACTCCAAGTCTGGGAAGTCCATGAGCCTTCGGCCCGCCCGTGGGTTAAGAAGTCCCGCTTGCATATACTCTTGAATGGTCTGGAGACGCCCTTCGGGGTCGCTTGGAAGGTTGGAAACTGGAAACATTTTAAGAATGTAATCCTCTTGCTCAAGGTTTACTTCCGCGAAGTCGATCTCTTCGACGAACTTCTTATTCTCAGCCTTAACCTTTAGGGAGCCTGTTTCTTCAACGATGTCTCTAGCGCAATCCACGATTAGGAACGCGCAATCGAGCACGTACTGCTCGTCGGCCTTACCAAACGTCATAAACCGCTCTGATTCGATGTTTGAATAGGTTCTAAGGGCCTTACCAGAGTCTAGGCCCGCGGGCTTTTGAGATTGGGCAGAGAGCTGGGAGATACCAAAGATTTCAAATGCCTCTGACTTTACGGTCTGCAAGCGCTGATAAATCTCAGGCTGTACGATTGGCGGCACTAGGTATTGAGGCGGCTCATCCGAGTTAATGATTGTCCCAAGCTCGTTGTTAATGTGTTCTTTGACGATCTTTGAGCCATTCTTGAGCCAGACCTTAAAGGTAGAGCCAAGGTCAAGAGAGCGGCTAATACGCCACATGATCTTGTTGATTTCGAGCTGGATCCCTTGGATCTGTTCAGCGCCACCCTGAGCCCAATATCCTTCGGTACGTTCCGCGAATGGGAGTTTGGCGAATGGGAAGAAAGGCTTTGTCCACTCTTCACAAAACAGAGCGCACCCATCAACAACGATACAATGCTTGCCATCGCCCGCATCCTCACCCGATGGGAGGTGCCACGCTTCGATCACCATGAGCTGATCAGAGGTTGCAGAATAAAGACCTACCGCATCTAGGCTTGCTGAGCTTGCGGCGCGGATCTTGTCTGCAAAATCAGGATAAGCATCGATTAGGACATCACGGTCCACCAAATCGACCTGCATCATTTGCCGAGGCGATCCATTCAAGGACTCGATCCAGTCGGTGTAAATCCGGCGTGGGTTTACGCGCTCAATACATGGGCGGCCATCCTTCGCAAAAACCTTAGCTAGCCCATCGCCAAAAACGATGGAATCAACCACGTTCTTTTTACGGATATGAGTGTAAAATTTGTTTTCGTAGAAGATTCCGTCGACAAACTTTTCAAGCTGCTTAGCTTGCTTTTGGAGCTTCCAGTCCCCGCCAGAGGTCACAAACATAGGCTTAGGTCTGTTCTTACAAACCTTGCTGGTCAAAGTATCGGTAGCCGATTGAATGACGTTGTAAGTGATTCGGGTCTTGTTGCCGTTTGATAAATCGCTGATCTTGGTAGAAGAGAACCCAGTCACACCCAGAAGATCCTGGTTACCGTAAAGGCGATTGCTCACGCTGTATTGGTATTGGCGCTGCTTCTCTTTGGAAAACTCGGACATGATCTTAAGCGTACTAATTACCGCATCGGGTATGTTCTGATCATCGGCAAGCCACCATCGCTTCACAAACTCGGAAGTCGTGTCGACCCTCTTCTTTTTGCCGTTCTCAGAGAAACTTGTGTAATCAATCCGCTTAGCCATTTATTACCCCTTTTTAGCCGCTTTCCGATCTTCGAGGATATTCTCAAAGTGAGGAGTCGCAGCGAACAATAAAACATCATCCGGCGGCATATCCAGGTTAGGGCTGTCGAGATACTTCCCCGAGTCACTCTCATACTTGGTAACCGCTTTGCTCGATCGCTTAGGCTTATCCCCAAACTCAAGCTCTATGTTTTCCCATACTACACGAGTAATGTTGTATTTCTCACAAACTTTCGCAAGTTGCTTAATTTTAATAAAATCGCCCGTTTTTCTTCGTCTAACTGCCTTTTCCATCTTAAACCTCTCCAAAAAGATCAAAGTGATCCTTATTTGCTTCGTTTTGTTTGTTTAGAACATCATCAAACATGTTTTGTTCCTCTTGTTTAAACCATTCTTCCGACCCCTGCTTAGGAGCTGGCATTGGGTTAGCCAGATATGGCCTGCTCATCAGGAAATATCTCAGTGAATCGTAAGCGTCGTCGCCACCCGAGGGATCCCCATCGCTTGCGTCTTGCTTAAGAACGTCTTCAATGCGGTTTGGATCGGTCTGCATCCTTGAAATCGTGTCGAACGTGATTGGGCAAGTGTTGAAGATATAAAACTTAGGCTTTTGATTTGGCCGATCTCTCCACGCTAGGTATTGCCGCACTTGATTGGCCCCTTGAATCCTGTCGGTAATGGCCTTTGACAATACAAGGCCCTGTTCTAAAAACTCTTCGGCGATTGTCGGAGGGATTCCCGACTTAGTAACGCCCTTCACCGCCCAACAATCAAGTCCTGCAATGATCCGTTCGAGCTGCATGGTATCGGGATACGCTTTAATCTTCTCAATAAATTGGTCCACTCGGAGCTGAGCTTGAATTAGCTCACGGTAGAGGTAAATATTCCCATCCCCATCCACGGCAAACCACTGAAACGACGCCGGGTGATTATATCCAAAGTCATACGCCCCAGACCGTGCCCAATGACTGGGGATTAAGAATGGCTTGATAAAGTGAACCGCCCTATCAATCTCTCCGAAGAACTGGCCCGCGAAGATATCCCAGTCGCCATACCTGAAAGCCCGCCTAACGGCCTCGTTGGGCTCTGATTCGAGCCTGTGGACATAGTCTGGATCGTTATCGAGCAGGGCCTGGTTATCGTCTACCAAGGATCTGATGAAGCTGTAGTCGTGTGGTCGCTCGCGTTCGGTAAATCGTCTTTCCACGAATAGCCGCTTAAGCCATGTGTGCCCGATGCCTCCTGGGTTACCCGTAAGCATGGCCCGCGCCTTAACGCCTGGACGACTCGACCGATTGGACCCGAGGAGCGTCCGAAACATGCCTTCGGTCCATTGGCCCGCTTCATCTATGGACAGATCATGAAACTCTCGCCCTTGGTACAGATCAACATCGGCCTCACTCGCGCAATGGCAGAATTGCAGCGTGGACCCATTAGGCAAGCTCAAAAGCTTTTTGGATTCGTTCCAATACGGCCTGAGCTGAGGATAAGCGGCAAATATTGGGCGGATATGGTTGGCCTCAAGCTCGGGATAGGTCTTACGGAAAATGGCCCCTGTGCTTCCTGGATACTGAAAGCGCCTCATAAGCATAATGGACCTGAGCCCATGGGACTTCCCGCCGCCCCGGGCTCCACCAAAAAAGGTGATAGGTGACTCCTCTATGGCCTCGGCAAACTCAATCTGCTTAGGCTGGAGCTGAATCCTAATTTCCATCCATTAACCCTGCGAGCTTTTGGAACGCCGTGCGGACTTGGAAAGGTACCACGCTGTTGCCCAAGCATTTAATTCTGTGTGCCCGATCCGGTAGCCCATTAACCACTCGACCCACATTGGGCTCAACATCCCAGTCGGTTTGGATTCCTCTTTCACTTTTGCGCAAAGATAATCCCGTTTCTCCATGTGAACTTGGCTCTTGCTGCCCACTGGCCCGCAGTCCTTGTACTCGCTCGCCCGGGGCGTGGGCCACATCTTGACCGCTGTTGCTAGCCCTATCATGTTCCCTTTGTTCTGATAGTTTCCGCAAACTGTTGGTGTGGGCCAAGAGAAACCATCTTTCTCGCTTGTGAGGGGCTCCAACTGCTGCGGCTGATACAGTTGTCCATCGACAGTCATACCCGAGCGAGGCCAATTCTTTAACCACTCTTTCCCCTCCACGGGTTCGGATGGCAGGGACATTTTCGAGAAAAACGAATCTTGGTCGGCACTCTCGGACGAGTCGGACGATCTCGAAGAAAAGACCACTTCGCTCTCCTGCCAAGCCCTTTCCAGCTCCCGCAACGCTGATGTCCTGACATGGAAATCCTCCGCTGATGATGTCGATTTGAGGCAACAACTCCGCTCGTAATGTTGTGACATCATCCCAAACAGGGGCCTGATCAATGTCACCTGATCGCATCCGGGACAATAAAACGCTTTGTGCGTATCGGTCACGCTCACAATAGGCGACTGTTCTGACCCAAGGCTCAAGGGCGATTCCGATTCCACCAATTCCTGAAAATAAATCCAACCCATTCACTCTTTAACCTCAAGCGCCCTTGCCTTGGCCACATAGTTCTCAATGATCACGCGAGCTGTAGTCTCTCCACTATTCTCGACCTGATCTTTTACCTTACCAATCAAACGATCCAGGAGCGCATTGAGCGGTACCAGATCGCCATTCCGTACAGCCTTTTGAATGCCAGCCATAAGCCAGGCTTCCATTACTGTCTTAGCCTTGCCACGCATCTCATGAGCATCGGCGGGATCCGTGGTGAGAATCTCTTCGATGATCTCGGCAACCCGCTCTTTGGTCAGATTGCGTACCGCCTTGACCATAGGATTATGGGCAGCGGCTCCCAGAGGATTCGCTACTTGTCCCTTTTGAAATCTTTTACCGACTGGCGGCGTCTTAGCCATTATTGCCCCATCTATACCGCATTATTTGACTAGAATGCTTCATTGGACTCAGTGACCTTAAATGACAATGCTTCGC